ACTATTTTATTATTAGTAACTCTAACAGCTTCACTCTCTCTGAATCAGTAACTGACGCTAACAACCTTATAGTCTCACTTAGTGGTATTGTACTAGCTCCTGGAGTAGGATACGTAGTACAAGACAACACTATAACACTAGCTAATAGCGTGCCTTTAGAAACAGGTATACCTTTAGAAGTACGACATCTCTCTATTCTTTCTGGCAGCATAGGTACCTCCTACGCTTCAAATGTTTATACTTCTAATGCAAATCAAACTAGTATCCTTCAAGATTATAGCGTAGGGAATATAGCAGTATATGTAAATGGTATTAAGCTGCTTGAAGATTTAGACTACTACGCTAATAACGGAACTAGTATATCTTTTGAACAAAGCTTGTTAGCTAACGACGCTGTTGAAGTTATTGAGTATGGTATCGCTTCTATAAACTATGACTCTATAGCTGCTGAGATTAATGTTCCTACAGATATTAGCGAACTAGGTGATACTTCTAATATACTGTTTGATACCTCTTCTATTAGTGCCAATTTAATTCCCTCTTCAAACGTGACCTATGATCTAGGTTCAGAAAGCAATCGTTGGAAAGACTTATATCTAAGTGGGCAGACAATTAACCTTGGAGGTACTAAGATACAACAGAGCGACAATGGAGAAGTACGCTTTCTAAGTGCTAACAATGCTCCAATAAAACTTCGTGTATCAGAACTTGAAATTGGGGATAGTGATGGGGAAGCTACTGTTAGGATAGCTAAAAGTGCAACTGGAGCTGTTAGTTTTGTTCCTGTAAGCAACACAGGAGTAGCGCAAGAAGCAGCTCCTAGCTTAGATGATTATGCGACCATAAATTATGTTTCTAATGTAGCTGCGGAAAAAGTAAGCTCTAATGCATTAGCAACTGTTGCTACTTCTGGATTATACAATGATCTAGACGATAAACCCTCTCTAGATGCCTTTGCTACTACTGCAGACTTAGCTAATGTGCAGGCAAATACTCAAACCACTGTAATTACTGGCCCTAGTGGTAGCTTAGATTTATCAAGTCGCTACTTCGAACTAGCTTTAGAAACTGACGTTACTATAAGCACAACTAATCTTCCTGCCTCTGGAAACTACTATGAAGGAACTTTTACAATTACAGGTGTAGGCCAGCCTTTTAATTTAACATCTAATCCTTCTGGAATTTCAGGCTGGAGAACTGCAAAAACTTTTAGTGGCAGTTTAGGCGCTAGTGGCTCTTATCAAAGTTTTAGTGCTGCTTCTCAAAATGGTCGTTATATTGTAACAGGTAGTTACCCAAACACAAGCAATTATCAAATACAAGTACTTGAAATGAGTACTCCTTATGACCCTACTACAGGAACTATTACTAGAACTGATAGCGTATTTAGTAGCGGAATCAACTTAGGCGTTCGTGGAGGGGGCTTCTTTTTATTCGACAACTTAACTGTTCATATTGGTGGAGTTAATAAGTTTTACAGAGTAGATAACGGTGCTATATCAAACGCTGTAGGCACCGTTCCTGTACAACAAAGCTGGTCTAGAGGGTCGTGGTCTGCTGATGGTATGTTATTCTACACCGCGCAAAAAAGTAGTGGAACCCCTAAGATTTGGAAATATCAAAATAATGGCACTCCCTACTCGTTTGAGAACTTAACTCTCGTACAAACAGCTTCCTATAGTTCTTCTGCTTTTGGGGACGTATTCGATACTACAGGAGACCAGTATTTAAGTGTTAATGTCTCTAATGATGGCACTATAATGTATGTAATAGGACAGCATAGCATAAATAATTATAACTTAGCTGTAGAACGTATCAACTTAAGTACCCCCCACAATTTAAATACTGCCACAATATCTAACCCTTTAGAAACATTTAATCCTGTATCAGACAAACCTGCTCTTCATGGCCATTTTATTGGCGGAGGTAACTACTGGTATGATGGAGACCAAACAATATACCATAACTTAAGTACTGAGCCTACTATAACTTGGCCTACTAGCTGGGCATGGAAGAATAGTACTTTACCTTCTGTACCTATTGGCAACACAGAAGTATTTAAATTTTCTACTATAAATGGAGGTGCAAGCTTTAATGCTTGGCCAGCTACTCAATAAAGGAATTATTATGTTACTAGCAAAAATTAAAAACAACGTTATTAGCGTAGCAGACCATCAACAGTTTGCTCCGCATACCTCTTTCCCCCGTAGCGGCCCTAGTGTGACGTGGGTAAGCAATAACAACCTTTACTACGTATATGATACAAAAACACATGATGCCGACACTCAACGTCTTGAAAGCTGTGGCCCATATCTAGAAAATGGAGTAGTATACACAGTTAGTGTAGTTGATAAAAGCGATGAGAGTCTTGCTGCGCAGTATAGAGCACGTAGAGATGAGTTGTTAGCTGCAACTGATTGGCGCTTTCGTTCTGATCTAACCCCTTCTCAAGCGTGGATCGACTATTGTGCCACTCTCCGCGATGTTCCTCAGCAAGATGGCTTTCCGCATAGCATAGTTTGGCCGGAGAAGCCTAATGACTAACAATCGTAATATTGCTAATCTAGCAAATATACTTGATGAAGGAAGCGAGGGGCAGGTTCTATCTTTTGGAGCTGAAGGATCTGTATCTGTATCAGATCCTGGAGGGGGCGGAGACTCGCTTGGTACAGTTACTGGTAACGATCTGGACCTTTCTACAGGTAACTTGTTTGAAGTCACTGCAGCAGATCAAACGTTGGCGTTTAGTAATGCGCCTGATGTCCACCAGTTTAAAGTAAAGTTAACAGGTGATGGTACTGTTTCTGGATATCTTTTGAGCCAGGGGTCCTATGACAGTGTTAGTATTCCTAGTCCGGAAAACGCTCCGAATGCGCTAGCCTTTAACAATGACGGGACTAAGCTATTCATAGCAGGAACTGGAGAAGATGGGGTCAGAGAACTTACATTGAGTTCTCCATTTGATGTGAGCACTGCTTCTTATGACGGTATTACTTTTAGTGCCGCCGCTCAAGAGCTCGGTATACACGGAATGGCATTCAACAATGATGGTACTAAAATGTATTTTGTTGGACAAAGTAATGATTCCGTTTTTCAGTACTCCCTGTCTACGGCATTTGATGTAAGTACTGCGAGCTACGATAACGTGAGTTTAAATGTAAGTTCTCAAGACGGTGCCCCAAGTGGTTTAGCATTTAATAATAATGGTACTAAAATGTACATGGTAGGGGTTTCAAGTGACTCCGTACACCAATACACACTATCAACAGCTTTTGATGTAAATACTGCGAGCTATGACAATGTTAGTTTTAGCGCTTCTGGGCAAGATGCCAATCCAGAGGATTTATTTTTTAACAGCGATGGCACTAAGATGTTTATAATTGGGAAAACTAGCATGGCGGTTTTTCAGTATAGTCTGTCAACGGCTTTCGACATCAGCACAACTTCATATGACTCAATCAGTTTGGATATCTCCGCGCAAGAAACCTTTCCTGAAGGGGTAACTTTTAGCAGCGACGGTGGTAAAATGTACATAGTCGGAATTTCCGACATAGTGTACCAGTATACGACCTCTGCGACCACTACAGCGACCATCACATATCCGAACACAGTCAAGTTCCCGGGATCCACTCCCCCACCCGTGCCTGAAATCGGAGAGGAAGACATACTTGAATTTGTAACATTTGACGGCGGAACAAGCTACAACGCTACTCTATTAGGAAATAACTACTCATGACTATAAGCCGCATACCGCTATCACTCATTTCCAATGTTAATGCAAGCGAAGGCGATGTATTAGCATACAGCGCTGCAAACTATAAACCTGAATATCGTACAATAACAAAAGGAACACTTACTAAGTCTTTTATAAGCGGAGAGACTTATAACATTGATTTAAACTACAGCGCAGATCCTTCTCCCACCGTCTCAGTTACTAAAGAAGTGCCTCAGATAGGCGCCTCAAGTAAAGGATTTTGGGACGTAAACACAGCTGGTACTAATTATGTACGTTATGATACTTCCTATAATACAAGTCTAACACCTTCTACTGCTTCTGCTAACGGTACCTTTACTCTAGGAACCGGCACTTTTAGTAATAATGATGTAGGAAAACAGATTGAAGGTAATGGAGGTAAAGCGGTACTAACGCTCACTGATGGTAGCTACTATCTAGTAACAGCATTTAATGATGCTAATACCATTTCTGCAAACGATTGGAGTATGTTTGGCACAACTTTTGATGAAAATAACGGTCTACAGCTAGCCTCTGGGCTAGTGGCTCCAAATCATGATATTTTTGGAGATGGATCAGCTGTTGCTGTTTATTTTCTTGAAGGCAATGGTAATGATGAATTAGGTAGTCACAATCTAAGTGTTAATTCCCCCAACTACGTAACAGGTAAATATGGACAAGGATACCAAGTAACTACTACAAGCCACTATCTAACGTATTTTGGATATCCAGCACACTCTTCTAATGAAGTAACTATTTCTTGCTGGGTTAAATCTCTAGACACCACATGGTCTGGCGCAGCAGTAGTGTGGACTTGGAGTGCTGGTACTGACGAGCACCATGGTCTTCAATTTACTGTTGGTGATGGTATTCTTAGGATGTGGGACGGGTCTAGTAGTACGGCAAGCCCTGCGGGCACTGTACCTACTCAAGAATGGGTTCATATCGCTGTATCTTGCACAGCAACAGCACAAGATATCTATATGAATGGAGTCTACCAAGGCTCAACAACTGGGTCTTACTCCGCACATCCTATTTCTGGAGGTCCTTGGGATATCATATTTGGTCAAGAACCTGACTCATATACTGCTGGCTCTGCTTTTGGAAGTTTTAGTGGTTCTCAGGATCTAAATGGAAGTATTGACTCAATTAGAATTTTTAATCGAACTATCACTGCACAAGAGGCGCTCACTTTAGCAGAGATAGATGAGCCCACAACTTCTACTTTATTGCCTACAAATCAATATCATATTGCTACTACCAATGAGATAGGGCAAATTGACAGCACTTATTGGCTAGATATAAACTCTATGACAGCAGATCAATTTACTGGAGATGGAGAAATATACTATGCTGTCTCTACTGATAATCATGTAACATGGAAAGTAATAGATGATACTGAGGGAGATCGTACTATTGTACGTTTAAACTCAGGGTCTTGGGAGTATAATAGTAACACTACTTATAACGCTAACACATGGACAGTTTCTACAAGTAATAGTGAGCTTGGTGCGTTAACTGAAGCGCTTAGTACTCCTCAAAATCGCATGAATAAATCTCAGCTTGAAGCTGTTACAGACCCTAATCACTACACATTAGAAGATAGTTTAGACTTAATGATAGCTCTTTACTCCGCTAATAATACAGCAAATATAGCTTATTCAGACGGAGTATCAATTAACTATGATGCTGAGACATTAAATAAAGGGGCTATCCTAGGTACTGACTATGATTATGATTTTCCTGACAGCACAACTGTAAGATTAACCTCTAATGCGTCTCAAAACTTAAAAATAAAGATTACATAACAATGAATATTTATGAAAAGATGCTAGGTATAAAGCGTTATACTGATAGCGTAGGTACAATATATGGTACAGAAGATTTTTCTATCTACCTTTACTCGCTCATAAAAATGAGCAAACCTAAAAAAATAGTAGAGCTAGGTACCGGTCTAGGCTGTGTTATGCTATGGAGCGCACTAGCTTTAGAAGAAAATAAAGAAGGAGTAGTTTATACAGTAGATAATGGTAGCGACTGGAGTCACTTAAAGCAAGCAAAAGGCAGCATGGGTAGCATGTTTCATGAGCAATACTCAGAATATGTTAACAATTTAATTGACAATTTTAACCTCACGAGTTATATTAAATTTATAAATAGTGATATTGCTATAAGCGATTTACCTAACGATATAGATATTTTATTTTCAGATTTTAGTCACGGACCTTTACAGGTTTTATCGCTTATTAATCAGATATTGCCTAAGTTATCAGACAGCTCAATTTTAATGTTCGACTCAGCTTCTACTTATTACCCCTCTTATTTAGCGCTAAAAGATGCAGTTAATATGCTAAATAATAAACAAATTCCTTATAGCTTTCAAAACTCTGAAACATTAATGAAAAAGGTTAATACCTGTAGCTTTGAGCTAAGACATATTATAGAAAATAAATGTAGAGATCAAAATAGTACAGCGTGTATACATATACAGCCTAGAGATATTTTTCCCTGCCCTTTAAATCACATGAGGTGTTAAGTGTTAAAAGTAATTGATAATTTTATTAGTGATCGTTATTCTAGATATATATTTGATAAGTGTGTTTCCTTAAAATGGACTTTTTCTCCTGACATATCGTTACCTGATCCTAGTAAAAGAAGTGTTCCAGGGTTTTCATATAACTTTTACTTACACAAAGATTTTAACAATAACGAGCCTACAACTATAGAAACTGCAGAGTATAATTTTATAACTCCTATGTTACTTGAAGCTATGGATAAGTTTGGACTGCCTGAAGAGTCTTTTGATAGCCTATTTCGTAGTAGAGCTAGACTAACGTTAGCAAATGATAGACTTAGCGAAGAAGAGCGCATAGATAGTCCGCATATAGACTATAAAACTCCTCACTTAGTTCTTCTATACTATGTAAATTCAACTGATGGGGACACCGTTATGATTGAAAATGGGGCAGTAGCAGATAGAATTTCTCCTAAGCGCGGTAGATGCGTACTCTTTGATGGGTCAGTTCTTCATGCTTCTTCAACTCCCTCTGCTCAGCATAGGCTAGTTATAAACAATAATTTATTAAAGGAATAAGATTATGGCAGTAGTAGAATATATGTTCAATATAGATGATAAAGGTAAGCGTTTTATTCCTGGCTTTATAGCAAATAGAGGCCATTGGTATGATCCTACAACAGAAACCTATATTGGCTGGATTGAGGATAGTAGAGATTTTTTTGTACCAGACTCTATACTAGTGTTTGACAAAGAAGAGCTAGTCCAACGACAGTTAGCTATACACGCTACTAACCCTATGTTTAAAGAAAATGAAGAAGATCCTAATGCAGACCGCATAGAGCTAACCAATGATGAAGTTAGGCTACTAGTTGAAGTTTGGTACGACGATTTTGTAGCGGAGAACTCTTAATGGAGCTTATTCTCGCTGAAAAAATAGAAGAACTATCTAAAAATGAGCTTACTGAACTATTAACTCAGTTACGTATGCAAGATTCAGAGGCTTTTGATAGCCTACAAGAGTTAGTAGAAGATATATTATAAAGGTTTTTTATGACAGAGAAAGAACAAAGTACAAATTTAACTATTTTTGACGAGTTAAAACGAGATTTAGTAGTAAAAGATGGATCAGAGTTTACTGTCCCCTTATCTACCATCTTAGGTAAGGGAACAGTAGCAAAAACAGAGTCTTTTGGCGGCCTAAGTTTAGCTGAAAATGCAGCAAAAACAGATTTAGCTATTGCAAATACTAAAGACTTACAAAATATTTGGAACCGTAGTCACACACAATGGATGTGGAAGCATTTAAATCTTTCTTATTTAGATCCTCACAAAAATATGCGTCAAATTGCAGCAGAAGTTGCAAAAAAGAGACAAGCTCTTAATGAGGCTAAGTGGCGACAAATAAAAACTGAGGTTAAAATTAAAAAAATAGAAGAAAAACTGGTAGATCCTAGCACCTTAGACTATTGGACCGAAATTGATTTAAATGTAAAGCTTGCAGAGTATAAAGAACAACTAGCTGAAGGAATGAGCTATGTTGAAGGGGCTATGAAAGATATTTTAGCTCTAAATGAGCTGTATGAGCAGCTAAAAAATAAAACAAGCACTTTTAATGAGCTAGATATTGAAAAAGAAGAATCTAAGGTGCATATCAAACGTAGTATTGTTCAGTGTATCAGAGATGTACGTCAGTCTGGTTACATTTCTAAAGGCGAACAAGAATATTTAGAGCAGATTGGGGTTAACCCCTCTAAAATGCTAATTAAAATTAAAGAATATGTTCAAGAAGAGATTAAACAAGAGTCTTGGGGCGTAGCTATTTTGCATGAATTTGTAGAAAAAGCAGCTACTGAACTTATTGATAACTATCAGGTAGATAAAATTAGGCTATCTTTAATGGGTTTTGATTCTGACCCAGTAGAGTCTATTACCTATACAAAAGACTTTACTCCTAGTAAAGATAGTTTTTAAGTGAGAAAACTTTATGGCAACAAATAATTTTAAGCTTATATCTTCATCAAGTATAAGCGCTACTGTAGATTCCCTAGTTAATACTGCTGCAACAGCTACTACGTTAGTTATCCATTCTATGTATATAACTAACGTAGGCCCTAATTCTTCGTACGCTAATGTAAAGGTAGAAGATTCTAGTGCATCAGTTACTACGCATATAACCTATAAATCTGAAGTACCTTCGGGAGATACTCTTATACTAGATAAGCCTATAAACTTAGAAGCAGGAGACAAGATTTATGCGCGAGGCAGTAATTTAGAAGTCACTGTTAGCGCATTGGAGATAAGTTAATGTATATTAACCGCCTAGTAAATAGTGTAACTATAATTCCTGAAATAGACGAATTATCAGATAATGTAAATCGTTTATATAATATAGGCGGTACTTTATACTTTAATGGGCAGACTATTGGTAGTGGGACCGGTACTGGTACTGGAGATGCCGATAATGTTCAAGCTAACTTAACTAGTGCTATTAGTGATTTAAATGCTAATGACTATAACACCTATACAAGCCTACAAAGCGAACTTGCAGCTAATGACTATAACACTCTACTAAGTGCGCAGTCTAACGACTATAGCACATATACAACGCTACAAAGCGAACTTGCCGCTAATGACTATAACACCTATACAAGTTTACAGGCGGATATAAATAGCGTACAAGATAACGTTACTGTAGCATCAGGCGGTTTTGAAGCTAATGACTATAACACGTATACAACGTTACAAAACGAACTTGCGGCTAATGACTATAACACCTATACAAGCTTACACAGCGATATAAACACGGTACAGGCTAACTTAACTTCTATAATTTCCGCAGCCCCTAGCACTTTAGATACTTTAGGGGAAATAGCTGCCGCACTAGAAAATGATGCTAATATAGCAGTAAGTCTTACTACAGCTATAGGAGATGTTCAATCTAATTTAAGCGCTCTGCCTGACTCAGCGGCTAACGACTATAGCACATACACAACGCTACAAGGCGAACTTGCAGCTAATGACTATAACACTCTACTAAGCGCTCAGTCTAATGACTATAACACGTATACAAGTCTACAAAGCGAACTCGCGGCTAACGACTATAATACCTATACAACCCTATATAGTAATATTGACACAGTACAGGCTAATCTAACCGCACTACCAGATTCAGCAGCCAACGACTATAGCACATATACAACGCTACAAGCTAGTATTAACAGTGTACAGTCTAATTTAGATTTAGGAGGGGGAGCTTGGAGTTCTTCAGGAGATAATATATACTACTCTTCAGGTAGAGTATCTATCAGTCCTACAGTACAAGACCCTGCCTCTAACTTATATGTAACAGGTAATACCTATGTAAGTGGCAATGTTGAGGTAGGAGACACTCTTATTGAGCACTCCTCTATTAGAGTAAAACAAAATATTACAGCACTAGAGGATCAGCTAGCAAAAATATTATTGCTACGTCCAGTAGAGTATGATAAGATTATTTCAGGGTCTCATGAGTATGGTCTTATTTCAGAAGAGGTAGCAAAAATAGCCCCTTCTGTAGTAGGCCTAAATAATTCTGCTGTTCAATATACTAGAATAGTGCCAATGCTTATTCAAGCAGTTCAAGAGTTATACTTAGAAGTTGAGCATCTTAAAGGTAGATTAAATGGCTGAGCTTAAAGGTGGTAGTCTTGCGGGGGCAAATACTATACTTACTAGCTTGCGCGCTAACGCTATAGCAGTAGGTAGTCCTTTTAGCTTTGAGTCAGGAGCAGCTATAATAAAAGATGCCTCTAATGCATATTACTTTGCTAAACTAACTGATTATAATACTGCTCCTCCACCTACGCCTGCTGCGTATGGCATCGTAAGCGGTTACACCTCTGGTGGGTGGATCCCTATAAACTATAATACAATAGATAAGTTTCCTTTTTCTTCAGACTCCAGTGCGACTGACGTGGGAGATTTAACCCAAGCAATTCGGGGGCAAGCAGGGCAGTCGAGTGAAACTAGCGGGTATAGCTCTGGAGGTAATGCTCCTCCAGGAGTTGTCACCATTGACAAGTTTCCTTTTAGTACTGATACAAATGCAACTAGCGTAGGCGATTTAACACAAGCTAGGCATGGAGCATCAGGGCAATCAAGTACAACTTCGGGATACACCTCTGGAGGGTTTGGTCCTCTATACTCTAACACTATAGATAAATTCCCTTTTAGTTCAGATGGTAATGCGAGCGACGTAGGCGATTTAACTCAGGGAAGACAGAGTGTAGCAGGGCAATCAAGCCCTATATCAGGTTACTCCTCCGGGGGTTCAGATTCTGCAAGAGTTAACACTATAGATAAATTTCCCTTGTCAACAGATTCTAATGCAAGTGATGTAGGCGACCTCTCACAAATAAGAAGTGGTGTTGCAGGCCAATCTAGTGAGAGTTCTGGATACACCTCTGGAGGTTTTGCTCCTCCCACTGTTAACACTATAGATAAATTCCCTTTTAGTTCAGATGGTAATGCAAGCGATGTAGGCAATTTAACCGCAGCAAGACCTGCTGCAGCAGGCCAATCAAGTGATAGTTCTGGATACTCCTCTGGGGGCCCTAGTGCTTCTGGTGACAATATTATAGATAAGTTTCCCTTTGCATCAGACTCCAATGCGACTGACGTAGGCGATCTTACACAAGCACGACAGAGCGCAGCAGGACAACAATATTAATGGCCATAATCAAACCAGACTCTAAAATAGGCGCTAATAATGTCATATACCCTGGCAGCGATGCCCCTTTAGATATCGTTAGCGGGTCTACTAATGCTGTTTCTAGGTATTTAACTCGTACATCTAATGGTCAGCTACAATGGCAAGACATAGACAGTAACTATACTTTTGAGCTGTATACTATACCTCCTACTGCATATGGCAGCGTAAGCGGTTACGCCTCTGGAGGAGAATCGCCTTCACCAAGCCCCGCATTTAAGGATATAATAGATAAGTTTCCTTTTGCATCGGACACCAATGCGAGTGATGTAGGCAATTTGACAATAGCAAGATCTGATGTTACTGGACAATCTAGCTCAGTTAGCGGTTACACCTCTGGGTACCACCAAGCCTTAGCAGGAACAATCGATAAGTTTCCTTTTGCAGCAGATACAAATGCAAGCGATGTAGGCGATCTCTCACAAGCAAGAGGTAATCTAGCAGGGCAATCTAGTCCTACATCAGGTTATAGTTCAGGAGGTGTTGATTCGCCATCCACGGACACTATAGACAAGTTTCCTTTTTCTTCTGATAGCAATGCAACTGATGTAGGAGATTTAACTGCAGCAAGACACTTTGTAGCAGGGCAGTCTAGTGACAGTTTTGGATATTCTTCTGGGGGTTTTGGAGCGCCTGAAGGGGATATTATAGATAAATTTCCTTTTAGTTCAGATTCAAATGCAACTGATGTAGGAGATTTAACAATTCCTAATTTACTCGTAACGTCTACTCAGTCTAGCTCCGAAAGTGGCTATGTTTCAGGAGGTAGAAGATCTGGGACGCCTGTAGCAATATACAGTACAGTACAAAAGTTTCCTTTTGCTACAGATACAAATGCAAGCTATGTAGGCTCTTTAACACAAGCTAGATATTCAGCAACAGGCCAGTCTAGTATAGAGAATGGATACACCTCTGGAGGCTTCGCTCCTCCATATACTAACACAATTGATAAGTTCTCCTTTGATTCTGACGCTAATGCAACTGACGTAGGAAACCTTACAAATGCAAGAATCTACTCAGCAGGACAACAAACTTAAAGAAAGTATAAATATGACACCACAACAAGTTTTTGAAAAACAAAGATATGCACTATTTAACAATGTTTTATCACATGAAACTTGCAAATTTTTAAGCAACTATATGTTTTTAAAGAGAGATGCAGGGTATTTAGAGCCTCCAGTAGAGCTTGGAGGTAGCGATAATCAATGCCCTCGCAGCTGGAGTATATATGGAGATCCTGCTTTTGACACTTTACTCTCCCAACTTGCTCCCTCTCTTTCTACTATGTTGGGCATTGATCTACTCCCTGCGTACACGTACGCTAGAATATATCAACCAGGTGAAGTGTTAGAGTGGCACGTAGATCGTCCTAGTTGTGAGATATCAGGCACAATGACTATAGGTAAAAGTGATGGCGCAAATTGGCCTATATATGTAGGCACTCCGGGAAGTACTGAACGAGTAGGAAAGCCTATAGATATTGATACGGGTGAGCTACTTATGTACTCAGGCTGTGAAGTGCCTCATTGGCGAGACGAGTTTGACGGAGAATGGCAAGTTCAAGTATTTTTTCATTATGTACGTAAAGATGGTCCTTATGCTAAAGAGCATATTCGAGACGGAAGAGCTAGTTTAGGGATATTAGGATCTAGTGATGCTCATTATAAGCAAGTTGATAGAATTGTGAAATATGCAGTAGAAGGCCCTCCTACCCCTTCTGTAAAACCCCCTACCACTAAAGCTACTAATACTAGTTCTTTACAACCCTTTAAATTCGAGGCTTAAAATGTTACTACTAGAACGTAAACTACCATCAACTCCTTCCTTAGTTGCCCACAACGAAGATACGTGTGATGACCCTAAACTATATTTCTCTCCAGAAGAATGTAACTGGATTAGATCTTGGGCAGAGTCTAAAACACCTCAGTTTGCCTCAGTAGGTACTGGAGATCAGCACGAGGTTAGGCGTAGTACTCGAGATGTATATTTATACGGTATGCCTCGTAATGAACAAACTGATGGCCTATTTAAAAAGATTTTACATCAGGTAGATTATGCTAATACCCGTGCTTTTGATTTTGAGCTTAACGGTATTATGCACGATCTACAGATTTTAAAATACACGCATGAGACAAAACAACACTACGACTGGCACATAGATATTAGCGGTGGAGACGCTTATGGCCGTAAAATATCTTATATAATACAACTAAGTGATGAAAGTGAGTATGAGGGAGGTAATTTAGAAATATTCGATGGCAACTCCCATACAGCGCCTAAAAAACAAGGAAGTGTTGTAATGTTTCCTAGTTATGTATGTCATAGAGTTTCTCCAGTGACAGCTGGGACTCGCTGGAGCTTAGTAATATGGATACAAGGAACGCAGCATTTTAGATAATGGCAATATTTAAATCACCTACTACTATAAACGATAAAGAGGCATTAGTCGCCCCAGCTTTGGGCGTTAATACCTCTTTTTCTTTTGCTAACACAGTGTCTAACGCTACTGCTATTGTTGTAGCAGGCAATAATGAAGTTTCTTACGCTTTTTCTGAAATTGAAGTAGGTGCGATATCTCCTGATGCTGAATTTTTAAATTTATACTCTATAAGTTCCACAACCTCTAATGTTAATGAAAACGTTTCTATTTCTTTTACTGTATCTTCTATCGCAGAGCCTAACAGCACGCTATACTGGTCAGTGAGTGGTGCAGGAATAACAGATACAGACTTCTCCTCCCCTACCTCTGCAGTAAGTGCTGGAGGCACAGTTACACTAGTTGAAGGCGAAGGTAGTTTTACGCTAACTGCTAACGCAGACTTAACTACTGAAGGAGAAGAGAGCTTTGATGTAAATATCAGTGCAGAGGATCCTAGTATAAGTACTCCAGCTGTAGGGCAACAACAATTTACTGCTACGGGCACACAAACTTGGACAGTGCCCTCAGGAGTGACTAGTATATCAGTAGTAACCGTAGGCGGAGGCGGAGGTGCTTCAGCATGCCCAGGTAGTAGTAATAACTCAGGAGGCGGCGGAGGCGGAGGAGGACTTTCTTACGTTAATAATATACCTGTTACTCCCGGAGAAACACTTTCTATTTCTGTAGGTGCTGGAGGCTCTGGAGGGGCCTCTGGTACTTCTTCAGGGGCTTCAGGAGGGACTACTAGTGTGCTCAGAGGAGCCACTGTTTTAGTTAGGGCAACAGGCGGGGCAGGAGGATCTAATTCTGGTACTACTGCTTCAGGAGGCTCATCTGTAGTAGGCTCCGGAGGCTCGGGAGGCTCGGGAGGAGCCGCTCAAAATAACAACGGAGGCGGCGGAGGGGGAGGCGCTGCTGGCTACTCTGGTAATGGAGGCAACGCAGGTACAGGTAATACCGGAACAGGAGCCAACGGTAGCGGAGGCGGCGGTGGAGGCGGCGGAGGCCAATCTGCCGGAGGTACTCAAGATAATGGCGGCGGGGGGGTAGGACTACTCGGTCAAGGCGCTAATGGTCTAGGAGGTTCTACAGATTCCCCTGGAACTGGAGGCTCTGGCGGCGTAACTGGGCAAAGTGGAGGTAATGGAGGAGCTTACGGTGGAGGCGGGGGTGGTAAAGAAGATGATACTCCAGGCCGTGGCGGTAATGGTGCTCAAGGAGCTGTTCGTATTATTTGGGGGGATGGTAGAGCTTTCCCTTCTACAGACACTCAAGATTTAACCCCTCAAGAAGGATCGTCAGGAACTCCTATTATAGCTTCCACAAATCCTTCTATTGTTATAAATGATACTTCTTTATCTATCCCTACCCAGGCACAAGGCAGTGTGAGCGGTTACACCTCTGGAGGTTTTGCTCCTGGGGAGGTAAACACTATAGACAAATTTCCATTCGCAGCAGATACAAATGCAACAGATGTGGGAGATCTAACACAGGCAAGATCTCGGGTAGCAGGTCAGTCTAGTGATACTAGCGGTTACACCTCTGGAGGATTTGCTCCTCCATATACTAACACTATAGACAAGTTCCCCTTTAGCTCAGATACAAATGCAACTGACGTAGGTAACCTCATACAAGCAAGAGATCGTGCAGCAGGACAGTCGAGTGAGACTAGCGGTTACTCCTCTGGGGGGCAAACAAACCCCACAAAAGTTAACACTATAGATAAGTTTCCCTTCAGCTCAGATACAAGTGCAAGCAACGTGGGGGATTTAACCACAATAAGAGCAAGTTCAGCAGGACAGTCAAGTGAGACTAGTGGTTACTCCTCTGGAGGCATCATGGGCTCCACGACCCCAAGTGCACTTAATGTAATAGAGAAATTCCCCTTCGCTACAGATACAAATGCATCAGATGTGGGCAATTTAATTCAGCCTAGGTATCTGACAGCAGGTCAGTCAAGTCAGTCAAGTGGTTACACCTCTGGGGGTACCCAGCCTCCACTTATCATCACTATAGAGAAATTCCCCTTCAGCTCAGATACAAATTCAACTGCCGTAGGCGATTTAACACAAGCTAGATGGTTAGGTGCAAGCCAGTCAAGTGAGACTAGTGGTTACTCCTCTGGAGGATTATATTCCTCTCCTAATAGTGATATAATAGACAAGTTCCCTTTTAGTTCAGATAGCAATGCAACTGACGTAGGTGATTTAACACAAGCAAGACGGAGCTCAGCAGGACAGCAAATTTAAAAGATATTAATATGAATGATAACTATTTTAAAATACCCGTAGATAGGCTAGTAAGTAAATTACCAGCTAAATTCGGGTTTAATCAATTTAACCCTAGCCAAGCAGCAATGCTTGAAGGGTTAGAAGAGCACCGATTTTGGACTCATATATCTGCTAGACGTACGGGTAAGTCTAGTGCTGCTGCTGTTTTAGCTTTAGCTAAGCTGTTAGAGCCTAACCAGCAGGTGCTTGTAGTAGCCCCTGACTATAATCTTTCTTCTATTATATGGGACTATACTACTGAGCTTATAGAGGCGCTAGGGATTGAAACTAAGAGACTAAACCTAAAAGATAGAGTTGTTAGACTTGTTAACGATAGTACTTTTAGGCTTCTATCTGCTAATAACCGTAGTTCTCTAGTAGGTAGAGCAGCTCACTTACTAATTGTTGACGAAGCTGCAATTATACAAGATGATGAATATTTTACTAGAGACCTAAGACCCGCACTATCAACCTATGAAGGTTCTAGAGCTCTATTCATATCTACTCCTAGAGGAGAAGGAAACTATCTTTATAAGTATTTTTGCAGAGGCGCAGATGAAAACTATCCAGAATGGGGTAGCGGTCTATTTCCTTGGCATGTTAATCCAGCACTAAAAGAAGCAGATATTTCTGAGGCTAAACGAACACTTCCTCCTTCTATATTTAGGCAAGAGTACTATTGTGATTGGGTTAGCTTTGAAGGGCAAATATACCCTGTTAAAGATGATCTACATGTACGAGACTTAAAGTCCCATATAGAACCACATGACGATAGATATATGTTTATAGCAGGACTAGATATGGGCTATAGAGATGATACTGCTTTTGTAGTATTAGCTACTGATGGTTCTTCATATTACATAATGGATGAGTATGTAGCGTCTGAAGGTACTACTTCTTCTCATGCAGAAGTAATATCT